AACACTTGTTGGTCTGGCCAGAATACATCAGAGAATCTTCTTGGGCAGATGATGCAGTCAATCCAAAGTTTGTAGTACTTGGTGGTGAGCCAGCAGAAGCGTTTGCTGACCTGCTGACTGAATACAACGGACCTGCATACATTACTGATCCAATGGAAGCAATGATTGCAAAACTGTCTACCAATACCTTCTTGGCTATGAAAGTTATTTTTGCAAATCAAATTGAACAGCTATGCAAAGTAGTTGGTGCTGATTACAATATTGTTCGAGTCATGTTAGAAAATGAAGGTCGACTTGGTTCAAGTCATTGGGCTGTGCCTGGTAGCGATGGTACACCTGGATTCTCGGGTAAGTGCTTTCCAAAGGATGTGCAAACATTCGAAACTGCATTGGTCAAGTCCGGACTCCATGTGGACCTGATTCGTGCTATTACAGATCTAAATAACGAAATGAGGACCAATGTCAAAGAATGATCCTTGGCAACATGTTGTAAAAGCACTACAAAATATCAAAGGTTTGGACGCAGACCCCATTGACCCCCGATGGGTTTTGTGTTATACTGATGGTATAAGAAATACTGTTATGGAGCACGGACATGCTAATTTGGATGATGTGCTACAAGTATTTGAAGACTTTTGTAAAGGTGCTGGATTTGTATTTGATCACTTTGCAATTGTTGATGAAGACGGTATTCCTGTAAATGGACTTAACTCAATAGCTAAACTGGAAGCAGGCGATGAAGATTAAACTGGTTAGTGATCTACACTTGGAATTCTCTGATATCAATATCACGAATAATGATAAGTGTGACGTTCTAATTCTATCTGGAGACATTCTTGTGGCACAAGATTTGCACGATCATCATGCCGCAGATTTTAGTCCATATAGCAACGGTGCGTTAGAAGACCTCGGACGTAAGCTGCAACGAGTTGCCCGCTTTCGTGATTTCCTTAAGCGTTGCAGTTTTCAATTCCCACATGTTGTTTATGTTGCTGGCAACCATGAATTTTATCATGGTAAGTTTTTTGCTGGTCTCGACTACTTGCGCGAAGAATGTGCCAAGTACCCTAACATTTACTTTTTAGAACGTGATATCAAGGTAATTGACGATGTAACATTCATGGGTGCCACATTGTGGACTGACATGAACAAAGGTGATCCGTTGACCATGCATGCCATTGAAGGTATGATGAACGACTTCCGTATCATTCGCAATGACAAGCGAGAGTTCGCTCGAATGAGTGCTCGTGATGTTGTTGATCGTCATGCTCGTACACTGCAATACTTTAGAAGTGTGTTGGCTGAACAACACGACAAGAAATTTGTTGTTGTTGGCCACCATAGCCCAAGTTTGCAAAGTATACACGAAAGCTATAACGATCAGTACTTGATGAATGGTGGATACCATAGCGACTTGAGTGAGTTTATTTTAGATCACCCACAGATTAAACTATGGACACACGGTCACACCCATCATCCGTTTGATTACATGATTGGTGAGACTAGAATTGTTTGTAACCCGCGTGGTTACGAAAACGAGGGGTACAGCGAAGATACTGGCTGGAACCCCGACATTGTTATTGAAATTTAAACTAAGGAGTTATTATGATTAGCTTACAGCAATTTTTTGAAGCAACCGGATTTCGTATCACCGAAGGTGGTGATTATGGGTGGGCTTGTTATGGTTCAAATTCATACCAATTGAGTTCGTGGAATGGTGTTCACGGTGATGGTGGATGGAGTGCCAACATTGTGTTTAGTACCAAGAGCCAAAAAGTTTATGAAGTAACTGCATGTGACTACACAAACGAACGTGCATATCGACTTATCAATCCCAAGTACAAAGATCGTCACGATGCAGAAGCATCAAGTCGCGATTCTCTTGGTAATCAAGCCTGGGATGATATTAACTATATTGATTTAGATGTTGAAGGTGATTTCTTGGAAAAGTTAGAAGCAATTGTAGCAGGTGAGGATTACGATACTCGTGTACAAATTCAAGTCGACTTTAGCGATGAAGAACTATTACAGTATATGAAACTGGCACACGATCGCGACATGACATTTAATCAGCTGGTTGAGGAAGCACTTCGAGTTGCAATTGAAAAATACAAGCTAGATGAATTCACAGATGATTACGGACAGGACCTGGGTTAAAATGGACAGTAAGTTATATGAAATTATGAACATCCTCTCGGAGGAATGTGCAGAAGTTGTGCAAGCAGTTAGCAAGTGCAATCGTTTTGGTTTGGATAATATCAAGCCCGGCAAGCCCCTAACTAATGCACAGCATTTAGAAGGTGAAATTGGTGATTTACTTGCCATGGTAGATCTGTTACAATTAAAAGGTATTGTAACAAGTGAAGGTCTCGAGGCTGCAAAGTTAGCCAAGGTTGAGAAACTAAAGAAATGGTCAAACATATATGAATGAATTTAAAGTAAGCGAAGTGTTTTATAGCGCACAAGGCGAAGGACGGTTTGTTGGAGTACCAAGTGTGTTTTTTAGAACATTTGGCTGTAACTTTAAATGTCCCGGCTTTGGTCTCCCAACAGGCGAGAAAACTACAGAGCCAGACGAAATTGGACAAGTTGTACATCTTTACAAAACGTTCAATGATTTGCCATTGGCACAAACTGGGTGCGATAGCTATGCAAGTTGGCATCCTGCGTTTAAGCATTTAAGCCCAACATACAGTGTTGAACAAAGCATTGATGCCATGTTGGATCTGACGCCCAACAATCATTGGATGCAAGACAACGGCAATGATGTACACTTGGTTATCACAGGTGGCGAACCGCTGTTGGGTTGGCAAATGCTTTACCCCGAACTGTTGAGCAATCCTCGCATGCGGGATCTACACAATCTAACATTTGAAACAAACGGTACTCAGCCGTTACATAAAGAGTTCAAAGACTTTTTATCCGACAGCTATCACTTGCCTAAAGATGCAATTACATTTAGTGTAAGTCCCAAGCTAAGTGCAAGCGGTGAGAAGTGGTCAGATGCCATCAAGCCAGAAGTAGTTGCCGAGTATCAACAACGTGGTCATGTTTATCTAAAGTTTGTTATTGACAACATCCTTGACTTTGATGAAGTTGATCGTGCTGTCAAAGAATATCGAGCAGCTGGGGTTTATGGTCAAGTTTATGTTATGCCAGTTGGCGGGACAGACAAAGCATACTTTTCTAACACACGACATATTGCTGACGAAGCACTAGCACGTGGATATCGTTATAGCCCTCGACTGCATGTTGACATTTGGTCAAACGGTTGGGGCAAATAACGGATAAATCAATGTGTGTTACACACAATTATAAAGGAATGAATGAGTTACCTATTTACAAGTGAATCGGTGTCAGAAGGACACCCAGATAAAGTAGCTGATGCTATCAGCGATGCCATTCTTGATTTGATCATGGCAAAACAAGACACAGCACTACGTTGTGCCTGCGAAACATTAGTCACCACTAATCGTGTAGTGGTTGCAGGCGAGTATAAGGGTGTATTGAATACACAAGAAGTTGATAGTGCTATTCGCGATGTTATTAAAAATATTGGTTACGAACAAACAGGGTTTGATTGGCGTACCGTAGAGATTACAAATTTACTACACGGACAAAGCGCAGACATTGCACTTGGTACTGATAACTTTGGTGCAGGTGATCAAGGTCTTATGTTTGGATATGCGTGTAAAGAAACTGACACCTATATGCCAAGTGCAATTTATTGGAGTCATAAAATTGTTGAAGGGCTAACACACGCCCGTAAAAATGGAATATTGAAGTTTCTGGGCCCTGACGCTAAGAGTCAAGTTACTTTCGAGTACAACGATGACAGTACTCCTAAGCGTATTGCCAAGGTGGTGTGTAGTACACAGCACTCAGAAGAAACAGATATTGAAACAGTTCGCAAAGTTGTTGGTGCATTTATTAGAAATATTTTACCAGGCAAGTTTGTAGATAATGAGACTGAATTTTATATCAATCCCACTGGCAGATTTGTTGTAGGTGGTCCAGATGGTGACACTGGTCTCACTGGTCGCAAAATTATTGTTGACACTTATGGCGGATCTAGTCCACATGGCGGTGGCGCATTCAGTGGCAAGGATCCTACTAAAGTAGATCGTAGTGCCGCTTATCTGACACGATGGATTGCAAAGAACATTGTGGCATCAGGCCAGGCTTCATGGGCCAGCGTTCAGATCAGCTATGCTATTGGTATGGTGCAACCCATGAGCTTCTATGTAGAAACAGCAGATGCCACGCAAGGACGATTGCTAACCAAATGGATTGAAAGCAATGTTGATTTGACACCAAAGGGTATTATCGACCGCTTTGACCTATTCCGTCCTATCTACAGTAGCACTACCAACTACGGTCACTTTGGTAAAGACTACTTGCCGTGGGAAAAGATTGATTTGTTTTAAGGACCAGCATGTTTGGAACAGCATACACCGGAGGAGATCCAATGAAAGCACAACGACCAGCGCAGGGTATCAGCATTGACAATGATTTTGGAGATGCTAAAGTTTTTAATGTTGAATGTGATTGTACCAGCGATGACCATGCTGTAAAGATGTGGATTGAAGTACAGCGTGATAAAGATATCCCCGACGTTGAAGTAAGTTTCTATGTTACTACCTGGACTCCATTATGGAAAGGCTGGGGCGACAAAGTCAGTGCTGTATATGATATCTTGTTTAAAGGTGTTCATAAACAAGAGCATCATATGATTTTAAATAAACAATCAGCACTGAACTTTGCTGAAGCAATAAAAAATACTGTCAAAGAACTGGAGTAGCCTGTTGCAATGAATGATGAACATGCAAATAATACAAACCCATGCATTGGCATCTGTGTGTCTGACGACAGCGGAACTTGCATTGGTTGCTATCGTACACAGGATGAACGGAACAATTGGTACGTTGAATCAACGGCGTGGCGGGAAACAGTACTAGCTGATTTACCCAAGAGAGAAGAAGATGTATTTAGACGGGATATTTGAAATGTTTGAATTTATAAAGAAGATTTTTAAGAAAAAGCAGACTGCAAAGTCAATGAAGGACAGTCCCGAGCCTTGGGTCAACGTAGTACAAGCACACCTTGCTCCAGATAATCCCAAACAAGGATACTTTGAACTTGAATGGAATCCTGCGTTTGTTCAATTCTTACGTAGTGGTGGATACCAGGGTGCAACAGCCGAAGAGATAGTTGATGAGTGGTTTACTGATATGTGCCGTAATGTAAGCATGGACAGTGATGCCGCGACATCATTTGTAGCAGATGCTGGCCGCATGCAAACAAACAATCGTACTCGCAATCAATGAAAGTGTGTTCAGTCAATGTAGATAGTAGACTAGATCTGCACAACATGAATCAATTAGCTTACAAGAAGTTGGAAGCTGTGCTACATCGACACTGTATGCAGTTGTCAACCCCGGACGATGAACTATGCAATGTATTTCAAGAACTAAGCAAAAGTACCATCAACAAAACTCCATGTGACTCTATTACGGTAAAGCCTGGGGGCGTAATAGGTGACAGACATTTTAGACCAAATTGGATTGAATGCAGTGATGGTATTTTTTACAATGTGTATAAGTACGGCCAGATCAGTATATTGACTACAGAACGATATTGTGAACTAAATCAATTATATAAAACAAATGTGCAAGCTGGTGAGTTTGGAGAAAATATCCTAATAGAAGGGCTACTAGATATTGAAATGTTACCACCTGAAACAATCTTGCAATTTGGTAAGACTGCACAAATTAAAATAACTCATCTAAGATCATGCTGCTTTAAATTTGAAAATGTAATATTCCCGACAGTTGGTGCTTACTTCAATTGGAAGAAATCATTGGCCAGGCTTGGAATCAATAAGATTGGTGTACTTGGACAAGTTATTGCTGAGGGAGTGATTCGACCAAATGATTCCATTACAATTGTGCATGCTCCTACTAGCAATGCCAGATTGAGATATATCCAACGTCCACATGGTGTTGTTAGTAGAACCCCGTTTGATCCACCAACTAATAGTTGACAATTCCACTTTAAACTGCTACAATAACACATGACCTATTTAATCGTTGATGCCGCAAACTTATTCTTCCGTGCCCGTCATGTGATCCGTTCTGGTGATCCTGAAGAGCGTGTTGCAATGAGCTACCATATTATCCTTGCTTCGGTCTTGCGTCAATGGCGCGAACGACAGGGCAAGCATGTTGTATTCTGCTTCGAAGGCCGTAGCTGGCGTAAGGATGCATATCTGCCTTACAAGGCTAATCGAGCAGAAGGCAGAGCCAAGCATACCCCCAAAGAAGCAGAAGAAGAAAAACTATTCTGGGAAAGTTTTGATCAGTTCTATGAATACATCAGCACCAAGACCAATGTGACTGTGCTTAAAAACTCTGTGTGCGAAGCTGACGATTTTATTGCACGTTGGATTCAGTTGCATAAAGATGAGGAGCATATCATTGTGTCAAGCGATACAGACTTTGAACAACTGATTGCACCCAACGTTCGATTGTTCAATGGCATCACTGGTGTGCTTACCACACACGAAGGTTACTTTGACGAAAAGGGTAAGCCAGTAAAAGATAAGAAGACAAAAGAAGTAAAGCCAGCACCCGAGCCAGAATGGTTGCTGTTTGAAAAGTGCATGCGCGGTGATACTAGTGATAATGTGTTCAGTGCATTTCCTGGTGTACGCACTGTTGGCACCAAAAACAAAGTTGGCTTAAAAGAAGCATTCGCTGATCGCAACAACAAAGGATTCATGTGGAACAATCTCATGCTTCAGCGTTGGACTGACCACGAGGGTGTTGAACACTTGGTACGTGATGACTACGAACGCAACTGTGCCATCATTGATCTAACTGCACAGCCTGACCACATAAAAGCCGAGCTGGATACAACTATTGCTGAAGCTGTACAGAAACCTAAAAATCCTTCTGTAGGACCTCATTTTATGAAGTTCTGTGGTAAGTACAATTTACAAAAGTCCAGTGATAATGCTCAACAACATACTGAATGGCTGGCGTCCAGCTATAACTAAACTAGGGATCATATCCTTAATAGTACTTGTCACATTTTACACATGGCCAGTGAAAGCTGAAGTTTTTAAACTTGAGTCTAACTGGACATGTGGCAAGACAGTAGATTTAGTAGCAGAGCTTAGATCTGCAGGTGAGGACGTTGTTATAACTGGCGCAATTGATGGAGTTGTAATGCTTACATTTTGGGTCAACCCTACCACACGTACCTTTACTGCTGTTGGCACTCCTGTTGCAAACCCAGACACCAGTTGTATTATCATCCATGGTACCAAAGCAACTGCAATGCCGCCAAAAAATATGATTTAATTGGCTCATTATATACATACTTTTGATAAATAAAAGTATGAGCCGACCCAAACCCAACATCCTATTAACCCACACAGATCCAAGAACTTATAAAAGTGAAGAAGTTCTTGCTGCCGATGCAATCTATGCTGTGTTCTATAAAGACAAGCCTATTAATCTTCGCACCTTGAATAGCCTAATCAGCTATCCGGGACCAAAATATAAAAAAGTAAGTTTCTCTAATCCAGGGCATGCATTTAACCTGGCTGATAAGATGAACAAGTTATTCAAAGTCACAGACTTTAGTGTTGTAGAGTTAAAGCAGGGACGCAAAATCAATGAGCAAGGAACTAGCTACAAAGATAACTGAGTACTTGACTCAGTATCCGCTGCCGGCTATCTGGGAAAACACCAAGATAACTCCGTATTCAATTTTCAAAAACTATCAACCTGGTAAGCACAAGGGGTTACGGCTTACAAGCTTCGGCTGGGAGTTGATGAAGTTGCATTTTCGATATTGGTCATATCAATGCCCGCCAGGATGGAGTCCCAAGCCCGGGCACCTAATAGGATTAGAAAAACATTTAGATTGGCCGTACTATCACGGTGCCGGATACTTTCGTATATTTGGTGAGCAAGATGCAATGGAAATCCGTTTAGTGAACGATGATATATTACTATGGCTTGATGGACTCAGCCGCAAAGTGCAAGGCAAAGGTTAACGCCGGTAACTTCCAAACTCTGCATAAATATTTCTATGCAGCATTGGCAACCGTATGTTCAAGCAGGATGGGAATTAGTATCTGAAGCGCAGGGTATTAGCAAAACATATTTGCAGCCTGACGTTGAAGCATTCCTTGTTCATACTATAGCACGGACGTTTGAACGCACTGATATATGGGACGAGCCAATTGCCATCAAACTGCTGACTGCACAAAGCAAACCCGGCTTAACTAAACGCATTGACCTACGCTCAGTAGGCGAGGAATGTTTATTAATTGATGCTTGGCAACTCAAACAAGCTAAATGGCCCAATGCCAAATACTTTGCAGACATGGGAGAAATTGCATTTGGTATGGCAAGTATAGCAACCAAACCAGTTGATTTACTGCTGGAATTGGCCAGTATAAACTTTGGTCGTATGAGTCAAGTACTAAGACACGCAAGAGACCTAGCAAACCGCTAATAGTTGCAAAAATACAACACTTTTTGACTCAGAAAGAGCCAAAAACAGGTTGACTTCTGGGCCAGATCGCCATATAATAGTAACACTATGAAACGGACTACAATCACTTTGAAGCTAGAGCGTACCAAGCGTAGAGCTATTGAGCTGTACCATGCTGACAGCCCTTTTCGGGCCAAAGTTGTGGAAAGCAAAAAAGTCTACAAAAGACGCGAAAAGACTCAAAAACAGGTTGACAAGGATCTGGATCAATAGTATAATAACACTATTGCGGAACAGTTCTGCAATATGTTTTTAACACACACAGGAGTTTTTATGAAAATGTCAGAATCTACACTGAGCGCCGCTATTGAATCCATTACTGCCGAGAAAGTTTTTACTTTTGTAGGCTATGCTGTTGATCCAAAAGGTCGCGCCGCAGTTCGCTACACCAATGACAAGCGCCGTACAGGCACCTTGCTTCGTGGTAAGTTCACTGATGTCAAATTTGTGGCATTGCCCCGTCCAATGAGCAAAGAAGAAATTCTTGCTAGCGAGTTCATCGCACAAGTTATGCCAGCACAGGAACAGGCTGTAGCATAAAAACAACAAGGCATTTAGTTGTTGACAAGTGCAACTAAATGCCTTATAATACATATATGTTTAACAAACCCTAAGTAGGAGCCACCAAAATGGGAAATCAAGTAGAAACCCGCACCGTTAAAATTAGCGAATGCAAACCTATCCTGCGCCGTGCAGTTGCCAAGCGCCGTCCTGTCTTTGTCTGGGGTCCTCCCGGAGTTGGCAAGAGTGATATGGTTAACCAAGTTGCCGCAGAGTGGCCCAATTCTGCAGTCGTAGACTTGCGTATGGCCCTGATGGATCCTACTGATATTAAGGGTGTTCCTTATTACAGTGCAGGCGACAATACTATGAAGTGGGCTACTCCCAGCGAGTTGCCTACAGAAGAATTTGCAAGTCAGCATGATGTAGTGTTCTTGTTCTTAGACGAACTTAACAGTGCTCCTCCTGCTGTACAGGCAGCGGCTTATCAGCTTATCCTGAACCGCAAGGTTGGACAGTACACATTGCCAAAAAATGTGGTTATGATTGCTGCCGGTAACCGTATGGGCGATAAGGGTGTTACGTATCGTATGCCTAGCCCATTGGCTAACCGCTTCATGCACTTGGAGATCCGTGTGGACTTTGAGGACTGGGAACAGTGGGCTATTATGAACGAGATCCATCCACACGTGGTTGGCTTCTTGAAGCAGTTCAAAGGCGACCTGTACAACTTTGATCCTACGCAACATGACCGTGCATTCAGTACTCCACGTACCTGGAGCTTCGTAAGCGACATGATTGATGACGACATGCCAGACAGTGCTAACACAGATATGGTGTCGGGCTTGGTTGGTGAAGGTATGGCAATTAAGTTTATGGCGCATCGTCGACACGCCGCAGACTTGCCTGACCCAAGCGATGTGCTAAGTGGCAAAGTTACCACTTTCAAGAGCAAGGAAGTGAGTGCCGCTTATGCATTGGTTACCAGCTTGAGCTACGAACTTCGTACACGTTACGAAGCAGGCAAGCGAGCAGGTAAGTTGGACGACTTTAACAAGAACGCCGACAACTGGCTTGGTTTTATGATGGCGAACTTTGAACCAGAAATGGTTATCATGGGTGCCCATACAGTGTTGAAGTCTTACAAGGTAGTTTTTGATCGTAAGAAAATGACTAACTTCCCTGAGTTCTTCAAACGTTATGCCAACTTGCTCACAGACGAGTAAAAGAATGCGTTCCGGGTCTATTGCAGAAATGCTTTATGGCCCGGAATACAAAGAGATCTGGACAGACCAACCTCCTACCCCTTCTGACGTTAGCGAGTGGCTCCGTGAACAAAGAAAAGGTTGGTCTGTTCGGATTCTTAATCGAGCCACAACAATTAATGAAGTTACCAAATGGGCTCGTGAACAAGGGCTAAAGCGACTAGACTGGGACTTTATTCCCAAGCAAAAAATTTGGTTTAGAGAGCCCGAGGTTGCAATGATTTGGGACCTAAGTTGTAGCAAAAAAACAACAGAAAATCCGGTTGACGAAGTGCCAAAACTGTAGTATAATAAACACTTAAACAGCAAAAAGGATCTAAAATGAGTGTAATGAGCAACCTGAGTTTGGAAATTGAAACCATGCTTGAGCAAGATTTTAGCCCTGCAACCATTGCACTTATACTAGAAATTCCAGTGTCCTGGGTGTACGAAGTCGTTGACAGCACCAATGAATTTGCAGTATAATAGATACATACAGTAACAAGTTTAGGATCCACAATGTCTAAGATGCCCGCAAAAGATCGTTTAATTAAGAGCCGTGTTGCCATGTTGCTCAAGTATCCCTTTTGGGGTCCTTTGGCGGCACGCCTAAAGTTGGAAGAAGTTGAATGGTGCAAGACTATTGCAACAGACGGTCGCAAGTTCTACTACAATAAAGACTTCGTTCAAAAGCTATCAGATGGTGAGCTAATCTTTGGCTTTGCACATGAACTTGGACACATCATCTTTGAACACATGACACGCCGCGGTAGCCGTAGTCCGCAGGTATGGAACATGGCTGGTGACTTTGTTATCAACAACATGCTGATCCGCGAAAGTGTAGGCACACGAATCACCGCAGTTGAAATTTTAGCTGACCGCAAGTACGAAGGCAAAACTGCTGACGAAGTGTATGATGACTTGATGGCCAATGCCACTATTATTAAAATGCCCTTTGACGAGCACTTGGACATGGATGGTGAAGGCGACGGGTCCGGTGAAGGCGAAGGCAAAGATGGTGACAAGGACGGCAAAGGACGTCCTAAGTTTAAGAAGTTAAGCGAAGAAGAAAAGAAAGCCTTGCGTGATGAGTGGCGTGAAGCTACAATACAGGCAGCAAAAAATGCAGGTGCAGGTAATACTCCACTTGACATTGAGCGCATGGTCAAAGACATCACTGCTCCTGTAATGGACTTGAAAGACCTGTTGCGTATTCAGTTTAGCGGCAGTGTCAAGAGTGATTATACTTGGATGCGTCCTAACCGTAAAGCCTGGCACACTGGTGCTATTATGCCCGGACAATTGCCAGGTGAAGAACTTGACATTGTGGTTGCACTTGACGCATCTGGATCAATTGATGATCGTATGCTGTCAGACTTTTTGGGCATGGTACAGGGTAGCTTAGACCAGTTCACTTCGTACAAGGTGCGTGTAGTTACCTTTGATACAGATGTCTACAATGAAGACACGTTTACAGGTGATGATGGTCGTAGCATGGGCGAGTACAACATCCAAGGCGGCGGTGGAACCAGCTTTGAATGTGTATGGCATTGGATGAAAGAGAATGACATCCAACCGCATCAGTTGGTATTCTTTACAGACGGATATCCGTTTGGTAGCTGGGGCGATCCAGACTATTGCGACACGCTGTTTGTTGTGCATGGTAGCAATACTATCACAGCACCGTTTGGTATCACTGCCAACTACGTGCCGCCTAAACACTAATTTTGCTGGGCTCCTTTTAACGCACCTTTCGGGTGCGTTTTTTTTGGCTGTGTTAAATACGTGTATGATAGAACTAGACTACGCCGAAGTTAATTGGGAACTAAATGCATATTGCAAATTTCAATGTGCCTATTGTGACTCTGGGTATCGTAGTGGTACAGTAGATCGACCTGTGATCCAGTATCTATCAGTAATTGAAAAGTTGCAAAGCACTAGGTACCAACATCACTCTAAAATACTTTGGAAGCTCAGTGGTGGCGAACCATTGCATTTTCCCCATCTCAGTACTATTTTAAAAAAGATCAAAGAGCAGGACAGCATCATACGATTAGATACCAGTGGTGATGATACATGGTTTTCTTATTATGCTGTAGCAAACTTAATTGATCAGGTCAAGCTAACATATCACTCTTGGCAAAACGATGATGTGTTTGGCTTTATATTAGAGCAGTGCGAAGAAAAGAATACTGCTGTTAGCATTGTGATTCCATTAGAACCCGGCGGTATTTTTGAAGCCAGGGAACGAGTCAAGTACTTTAGAGACCGGGGTTACAACTGCAATGAAAAACTATTGCATGATCGTGGCGGCAATTTATATCGTGGATACAATCAAGTTGATTTGAATAGAATAAATGGGTTACCAGACGATCATGAGTTTAAAATAGTACCGCCAGCGTATTACGATTTGTCCATTGTCAACGATACCAGTCCAGTGTATACCGGAGCACCCTGCTATGCTGGGGTTGACTGGTTGCATATAAACCCCAAAGGCTTTGTGTCTTATAGTCAATGTGGCGGCAGGAACGAGCACTACAATGTGTTTGATTCACAATGGACACCACCTGCCCAGCACTTTCCTTGCACAGTTAATCAGTGCAGAAGTGAACAAGATCGCAAAAAAATAAGAATCATACCTGGTTAACCACATTGCCAAGTAGTTTTGGCTATACCCTAAGGTAATGTGTGCTATAAGTATTTGCGGAAGACTTCCATCTTTTTAACTTAGGAGATATTTTATGGAAAATGTTCAAGCAGAACAACAAGAGCAAGTACAACAACCAATTGGCTTAACACTACAAGATATGAAGATTCTTGCTGGTGCAATTGAGTTAGCATCACAGCGCGGCGGTTACCGTGCAGGCGAAATGGAAATCATTGGCGCAACTTACAACAAGTTGGCAAGTTTCCTCAAAGCAAACGAGCCAGCACCAGCAGAAGAAGCCAGTGCAGAAGTTACCGCAGACGCGGCAGCTGAGTAAATTTAAGGAGATACCACATGGCACAATTCATTAAACATGTTGGAGTCAACGGTCAAGGGAAGAAATGCGTTGTGGTATTTCGTGAACTTCCAGGCGACAGTGATTCAGCATTAATTATTCCCACAGAGTCATTACCACAATTATATCACGATGATCTTATTAGAGTAATTGAACATCCCAATTGCCAAGACTTAATGGACACTAGCGACTATTTGTTTCGCCAAGTTTTCAATGATGGCACTAACATGCTCAACACATTACATCAACGTGGTTGGATGGTCAAGGTTCCAACAAAGAGCGTGGCAATGACACCCAAGCCAGGTGTTGTTATTAACTTGGTTGATCTAAATCGTGAGCTAAAACAAATTACCAATGCACAAAGTGCAGCTGGTACACGGTCAAGTGACATTGCAACTACTGCACCTGCTAATAACCCGCCTGGTGTTATTACTGACGATGTGCTGGCCAGCAAGTATCGTGTCCAAGCAAATCAGTTTGAATTAGAAGCAAGACGTCTACGTGAGGAGGCAGCAAAGCTGGACCCAAAAGGCGCGGTCGCGGTCGCCCCCGTAAATCCGATTCAGTCAACAACAGCGACATCAGAAATCAAGAGGGGCCGAGGACGCCCAGCAAAAGTGCAAGCAGTTTAAAACCAAAATTGTTTGATCGTTTAAAATCATTTTGGAGTAGTTAATGAGCATCCGCAAAAAAGATCGTAGCTTTGAAGAAATGCTAAGAGAGATACACGTAGAAGAAGTTCCAGTTGAGTACATTGACTGGATTAAAGTTTATCTCGACGATGGAACCGAAGTAGTCTTTAAGAAGGAAGATCTATCTGATATTAAAAGCAGTAACGAGCTTTTGACAAGCAAGCGCCTGGCACAATATTTAGATAGGATTGTAGACTTTGAAGTTATGATGGACAGCGATCTTATTAAGACTCGTGTCACGCGAGTAGTTGGTACATTATTGGCTGCACACTTTAAACAATGATAGATTTACTAATGCTCAATCCCGGAGCACGAGCAGGTCCGCTTGCTCGTGCATTGGACGCAAATAATGTTAGTTACCAAATTGTAACAACAGCCGACCAAATATTTGAATATCCTCCGGAATTAAGCATACTTGATTTGAATACTAGTTCGTGGGACTGTTCTAAAATATACAAGTCAGCATTGGCTTGGACCAATAGTGGGCAACGATGGTTAGATGGCCTTGACAACCAAATAGTATTGCATAACACGCCCGTGGCTGATAGGGCAGAACATTACTTGTCAAACAAGTTTGAAGTTGAACTTGGTAGAATGTTTAATATACTTTCTTACAAGGGGCAACACGTGATCATTGATGCGTTTGTTTATAAAGATGCTAAATGGCATTTAATAAAAGATCAAACGCTACCATTTTTTATAAATGGCGTAGAACGTGCATTTACATTCCTAGACAGTGTTAACATACTAAATGGGCCATGTCAGGTGTTTATTGAACCCACTGGCAAATTATCAATTCGGATGGTTCCAAAAGACATTAGCCTTATTAAGATTTCAACAAGACGTTTCTTCGACATTTGGCCACTTGTTCTTTCACTAGAAGACACAAAGCCTGCGTCGGCTAAGCTGGCATTTTATAGCTGGATCGTTAGAACAGGCCCGGCTAAACAATTTCAATTTGAAATTGGCACGTGAGTTTTAAATAAAATATCCCAAATTGGGAAGAACAGTCCGTAGTTATAATTGGTAGTTCGATGATGAATCAAATGCCACTTTCCACTTGTCAGTAACGGATATGCATTGAACTTTGGGTTATGTTCAATTGTTTCTTGGACCAATGCAGCCCATAGATAGTAAAATACACTGATCCACCAGTAGCCAGTCACCCAGCTAAACACCAGTGTTGGAACAACTTCAGTAAGCCATAAATCTAATGTGCTGGTCCATGTATCATTAAACAAAAACAAATTATTCCAGTGCCATTTGGTTTGTTCATTTGTATTGATATACTTGTGATGATCAGCATGCGCCTTGAATGCCAGTGGGAAGAATTTTAAACCCACGGCGTGAATAACACGATGTATAATATAAAGGTACAGTGTCCAGCTTAAAAATGCAATAATATGTTCCATACTAGTACTTATGAAGTGTTCTGGGATAAAATTGCCAATAAATATTGGTATGGAATACTTTAAAGAAATCAATCTACCAAGTTGGCCGGCTATACAGAAATTCTGTTCGAGTAAATGGAATGGCAAATTTACCACTGCAAAGGTTTTTAGTGGAGAAGATTTAGCATACATCAGCAACTTAGTCGAGCAGGACATTGCAGATACGCTGGGGTTTGATGTTAAAGTTAAAACAGCCATAATGTTTATCAATGATGCTAATTTTGTCCAAGACTTGCATGTAGACGGTTTTAATGTTCAACGAACCAATGCAAGTAACACAGCACTCAATCTTCCTATCCTAAATTGCGAGACTGGCCCAATGTACTGGTATGACGGTGATTTCTTTCTAACTAAAAGTCCATTTAAGACTATCAAATACCTCAAAATCAATTGGCGCCAGGAACCTCTACTGGTTGCAACTAAAATAATTGACAGGCCTACTGTTGTCAAGATTGATATCCCGCATCACATTGAAAACAAAAGTAACAGTCCACGGCTAATGCTGAGTATTCGGTTTATCAATGATATTCCATTGGAAAACATACCATAAATTATTCAACTACATACTGTAACATTGGGAGTATTTGATATGCATTGGTTAGCATTAGCATGCACAGCAGAGAATGAAGTATTAGCATGGGCCACAGACATGCCCGTTTTGGAAGCTGCCTGCCTGGGTGAATTTCAAGCAATTTGCAGAATCTATGGAGTGTCAGATTTGCATGCCAGTCAACTGCAAAAAAATAATCTAGACTTTAAATTAAAGTTTGATGGTCCGCGCAACACTGAATTTTTAGCTCATCGTAAAAGCATGGAAGCTACTATTCTCAGTCATCAGTTACAGGCTCGAGTCAATTTGGTAATAGAATTACAACAGCGCCTGGCACATGGCTTTAAACGTTTTGAACACCGATTTGAATGGCAGCACGAAGCTTATGAAGAAAAGTATCGTCAGGCAAATAATGTAATAGCAGGCTCAAATTTTGATGTTGGCATGGTTGAAGACTATGCGGCTGAATTAGGTTTAACCATCGACGTGGCTGCTGGACTAATTGCTAACAAATACAACAACAGAAAATTCCTAATTCGTAAACTGGAACGCTTACGTATTAGATTTCAAAACATGATTCGTACAGCAACGAACAAAGAAGAATTTGCAGTTGTACGAGCACGAATGGACGAAGACTCGTTCTTATCAATGATGATGTAACATGAAAAAATTACTATACTATATTCCCCATAGACTTTACCGTAGTCCGTTAGCAGTTGATATCAATCCTGTTACAAAAACATTCATTGAAATGTTTAATCCTTGGATCAGTCTAAGTGATCGTACTGGTACATTAGATATACCCGGTGTAGACATTTATAACAATAGTCCTATTCCAGACTGCCCTGCTGTTGTTCCTTCCTTTAGCGGAGTAAGCTATAACAGGATTGATGATTGTATTGCAAAACTAAAGGAGCCCGGTAAAGAACGTTTAGTTATTTTCTACAGTGGCGGCATTGACAGTACAATGATTGTTGCATTACTGATTAGTCATCCTGATTGGGCAGAGTTGCAAAAAGTAACTTGGCTTGCTATTAACGAAGATAGTCAATTAGAAAATCCCGAGTTCTTCAATGAGATTGTGTTACCAAACTTTGGCACACAACTATTGGCCAGCAACCAGTTTTATGACATTGTAAGTGACACAAAGAATGTATGTGTCACTGGCGAGTGTGCTGATAACTTATTTGGTAGTTTAACTTTAAAAAGCTACATGGATAATACAAATAACTTTAATGCTATTCATGGAGACTGGGAAACGGAAACACTTCCTTGGTTACTGGATAAGAAAGAAGCGTATAGAGACGAACGTGAACAAATGCTACGAGATTTGGTCGCTGCTAGCCCAGTGCCTATTAATACCAATCACGATTTCTTGTGGTGGTTAAACTACGCAATGAAATGGCAAGCTGTCAAGTATCGCATGGCAATGCATGCTCCTACTGCTACTCAAGCAGAGTACATGGCCGCCAATGTTGTAAACTTCTTTGATAGTGAACAATATCAGCAATGGGCACTGTACACAAATGAAGCCAAGGTAGGTGGTAAATGGAACACTTACAAGTTGCCAGCCAAGCAATTGATTAATGAGATTTGGCCGAATGAAAAATACTTCAAGTATAAAACAAAATGGCCCAGCTTGCCGACCATTACACGTTATAATAATGCTTGGGGATTTTTGTGGCAGAACGAAGACGAATCGTTCACTGCCACAAAAGAGTTAGGCGACTAAATTATTAGCCATTGGGTAAATGGCTGCAATAGCACGGGCACAAGCAAGAGCAACTAATTGATGCTCTTTCTGTGTGCCATTTGCACTACGCAATTCAATGAAGTGTACCCAACTACGCAATGTTCCGTTCATATACAAACGGCTTACTGTATTACCTTCTGGCAAAATTGAACGTGCTTGTTCTTTTGCAATACCGTTACTAATAGCCCAGTCGTATGTATCTTTTACTTGGCGAATTAAATCCTGTTGTTTTTCAACCCACAAGTTGTTTAATTCACGCTGATCAGCATCGGTTAAGTCTAAGTCTACACTGTTTTGACGGTTTTTTGTATCCTGTAGGCGTGCGTCTCTAATAACAAAGCCTAAGTCCTCCGTAGGGTTTGCATAACGTTGGCTAAACTCCTGAAATGCAAAACTGCGATGCCGCAGGATCTGTCGTGCAATATCGCGAGTAGTTGTAATCTCTACACACGCAGATGCCATTTCAAGTGGGCTCCAATGTGCATGCTTGACAAGATAGTTGATCAGTTTTTCTGACGTTTCCGTGTTGTACTGATTGGTAGGATTGCTGACTCGCGCACAAAAAGCAACAAGCTCTTGTGCATCAACAATGCCTTCGTTTTTAAATTCTTCTGTTGGTTGTGAATATGATACGAGACGTACTGTCATTTAGGTTCCTGTGAGTTGAAGTTAAGTATAGCATCTTTTCTTCTCGCCCACAAGCGTTTTGTTTCCGAAAGCGGAGCAAACGGAATCATTAAAATCAAACATGGATCGAACTCATGCCAACGTCCACTTACACTAGTACCAAAGTCAAAGCTACTTGCTTCCTTGTGGTGATTGTTGTGCCAACCCGAACCCCAATGGAAGTAGCCCAAGGCCCACACGTTAGTGCTCACATCTTTATTATCAAAGTTCTGATATCCAGCTGATGGTACGTGCCCAAACGTGTTAACAAGTCCATCAGCATGTAAACTCATTAAAGAGCCAACAACAAAGAACCAAACTGTCGCTTGCCATCCAAAAATAAATGCACTGATTAACAATGTTGCATAGATAATCTTGTTATAATTTTCATGAATAAATGTCACACGTCTATCACGAAGCAAATCGACAGCATAACGGAAACTTACTGAGTTCTGATCAATACCAAACTGCCATCCCATGTAACTATGAAACCAACCATTGCCAACTGGAGTATGAATATCTTTACCAGGAATGTCGCTTACTTTATGATGATGTCCACGATGCAATGCGGCCCACCATAGGGGACTACCTTCACCTACCATGGCGCTGGCCCATAATAGGAATGGTTCTGCCCACTTATGTGGCGTCCATGCTTTGTGACTCAACCAGCGATGCAATGTTAAATTATTGCCAACACCATCTAATAATGCCCAACCGCATACTGCAAGTAGCAAGTATATCCATGACCACCCTGTTGCAACAGTATATGCAATGGTGGCAATTGCTGCCACATGATAAGGTAACCAAATTGCTAAAATGTAAGGAATCTGATGCGTCTTACGATACAACTCTAGTTGTTTGTTTAACCAATTTTTCATGTATTGTCTTTATTAAATGGGATTGCCGTACCTCCTTGGCTCGGCGGTAGTGTGTTTTCTCTACGTAGTATATATCTTCGTAGGTTCATATCGTGCGGGTGTAGCGCATGTCCCATTAATTCATGTATAAAGCTATAGTGACTTCTAGTATTGGCTGCAATGGTGCATTCAACAAAGCTGTAATAGTTTTCCCGTACAGGCAACATGATCTTACTGTATGCGGCTTCGCGATGTGTAGGATAGCTTACATAAAACTCGTTCATGCCAGCAGCTTCGTGTTCCTTGCAGAGTTTTGATATAATAGATCTAAATATTGGAATAAACTTTATGCCCAGACTGGGACTCAGTAACCAGCTCAGACTCCAACTGGGCATATGACCCCATCGCTTGACCCCGATGGCAGCTTGGTAAACGCCATTCTCATCAACCAGTGCATAGCATTGTCTGATGTTGTAGTTGTTGAATGTGCTGGGTAGCATAAATGCTGAAAAGAACTTTCTTCTCTTTTCTTCATCATCAATATCATTTGATATTTTAAAATCTGGGTACTTGTCGGGATCTGTATTTGCATAGATATGCTCTGCAAACTCTACCAGTCCAGGCAAATGTTCAAGTGTCATTGGCATTAGGCTATATTGCATACTGTTTCTACTCCGTTAATTAAATTTTGTTTCAGTTGGTCAATGGGCATTACATAGCTACGCTCATCAAAGTTTAAGTTTG